GTGAATTGTTGAAATATGAGTGTTTTTGTATTGTTGTAGTAGTTTAATAGTGTTATAATATAATCATGAATAAACCAGAAAAAAACAAAGGCGGGCGGCCTACATCAATGACTAAAGAGGTATTATCAAAACTTGATTATGCTTTTTCTATTGGCTGCTCAGACAAGGAAGCTTATGCACATGCTAATATTAGTAAAGATACTTTTTATAGATATCAAGAGAATACTAAAGGATATAGAGAGTATAAAGAACTATTAAAGCAAAAACCATTTTTAAAGGCCCGCGCGTCAATAGATGCAGGTTTAAAAGATCCTAAGATTGCACTAAAATACATGAAATACAAGAGATCTAAGGAGTTTAACACTAAACAAGTTATTGATGCCAATATAACAGGCGATATCTCACTTGGTGGAGCGTTTGACGCCAACAAAGGTAAGTAATAAGTTATACACAACCACTACATCTAGTGTCTATACATACACAATCAAGCACAAGAGGCCCACACCTTCAAAATTTAGCTAGTATTAGAGCATTATAGTCAATTAAACACATGAGTTTATCTACGTTAGGCGAATGTGCTTTAATATAAAGCGAACTATACACCATAAAAACGCAATCGTGTCAAGCGAGCGACCCCCCGCGTGCGATCGGCATAATACATATATCGGACAAAAATGGCGAGCACAATTTTTTACAAACTACTTGACAATACCACTATAATTCAGTATAAAAAAAGAAAGGCTATTTAGCCTCTCTCTCCATGTAGTATTTATAGTATTTACACCCCTCGCACTTATCCTTTCTCTTAACCCGCCCCCTCCTTATAGCAATTTTCCTAGCCTCTGACCGATTCCTTATAATCCCCATTTTCTTGATATAGTTCTCCACATTCCGCTTGTCAGCCCCTATCTCGTATTTAGTATTTAGATGCTCAGCAAGTTCGCCACAGCTCATTCCATTAATATATAGTTGCCCCAGATAAGCTTCAGGTTCAGTTATACCTGCGTCATAGCAGGCATACCAAAATTTGTAGCGTTTATCGATTTTTTTCATAAATTTAAATTTAATAATAATACTTCCATCTTAACAAATGCGAAGTATAATGTCAAGTACTTAGATTGCTATGTCTAAACAAATCTCAAAAAACCAACAAATACTTAACGACAAATTACCACAATGGCAAAAGTCACCAATATTGTTCATTAAAGATATGTGGAATCTAGTTCCGCAACCTATAAAACAAGAGTATAAAATAGCAGTTGATATTATTATTGATTCAAAAAATTTCGATCAGCTAAGACCGGAGTGGTTCGAGGAGTTCAAAAGGGGCGAACATATAACTTTTCAACAATGGGCTATATTCCTTGCGATAGAAGCATCGATAAGAGGAGAAGCCTCACGTAGAATTTCAGTAGCCTCAGGCCATGGCATCGGAAAGTCTTGTACGACATCACTTATAGTTATTTGGAGATTATTTTGTTTCTTTAATTCTCAGATTGCATGTACAGCTCCTACCTCGAGACAGTTGAAGGATATTTTATGGAAGGAAGTTTCTTTGTGGATTAAAAGATTACCAGAAGGATGGCATTCCAAGTTCGATTGTCAATCTGATTATGTAAGAATGACAGAGAATCCATCAACATGGTTTGCGAGCGCAAAGACTGCAAAGAAGGACAGCACAGAAGCCCTGGCAGGAGTTCATGGCGAGCACGTTATGGTATTAGCCGATGAAGCATCTGGTGTATATCACGAAGTATTTAATACTATGGAAGGTTCACTTACGGAAAAAGATATTTTCGTTTTACTCTTCTCTAACCCCACGCGTCTCTCGGGATATTTTTATGACAGTCATAATCATCCGAAGTTGAAGAAACGTTGGCAAAGGCTACAATATTCAAATATAGACAGTCCAATAGTTAGAGATGATTATAACCAAGATATTATTGACCAACATGGTGAAAACAGTGATGAGTACAGGATCCGTGTACTCGGACAATTTCCCAAAGCAGATTCAGTTGACGAGCAAGGATACTCTCCGCTCCTCAGCAAAGATGAGATTAAAGAGATTGACCTCCCACATACACAAATTCCAGAATGGGTAGGCACTACTATTATGGGTATTGACCCAGCAGGGGACGGAGCAGATGAGGCAATATGGGTGATAAGGGATCAGTTCAAAGCTCTGATAGTTAAGCGTTCAAAGAAATCAGATAAATTCTCAATTTCTAATATTACTAGAACACTAGCAAAGATACATGATGTAAAACCAAGTAATATATATTTAGATTCTTTCGGAGTAGGGGCCGACTCAGCAGTGGAGTTAGCTAAGGATAATTTCAGGATAAACGCAATCAACGTGGGGGATGCGTCTCTCACTGATAAAGGGAAGGGCTTGTATCTAAATAGGAGAGCAGAGAATTTCTGGAGATTAAGGACAGCAATCAAATCAGGGTTTACCCTTTACCGCGATAAGATATGGAGAGATGAGGTGACATTTATTCCTTTCAGAAGGAATGCTCGCAATAGGATTCAGATAATGCCAAAGAAGGATATTAAGAAAAATTATGGCCGTTCACCAGACTCCTTCGATGCTTTAATGATGACATTCTCGTCAGAGCGGTCCGGAGCGGATCTAAGGACATTTACATCCCATCAGAGACAGTCGTCTAATAATAATCAACAAAACCCAACAATAATTAGAAGTACGATGAATAATTTACATAGTGCACTATAATATGAAGAAAACAGATAAGAAGAAAGGCTCTCCAGTAGTAATAGCTGAAGAGGAAAAGAATAAAACATTAGAAGAAACCCTTAGTCTCACGCCAGAGCAGAATGATAGACATACTCTTTTTATACAAATGTGCAAAGATGCGAAGGAGCAAAGGGATCAGAATTATGATTTTTTTGACGGTATGACATACGAAGATGATTACTATGCAAATCAAAAAGCAGCTAACGCATATCTTAGACCTAAATTAAATGATGATGAGGTAAGGGTTGCGACAGGTGCTACTGAAAAGAAATTGGAAGTTTTGTCGAATAATATACTGTCGATGAATATGGGTGAAGAGGCTGTGGCGTATGATGATGCGGATAATGAGTTGAAGGATTTAGGGCAAGACATGATGGATGCTGTGAAGAGGACATGTGATATGGAGAAAGATGAGGATTTCTGGCAATCATGGTTGAGAGAATTACTTACTCAACGTCTCGTTTGTTTTGAAGAAATTGACGAATATCAAATATATAACAATAGAAGAAAGATTGCTTTATCACCAGAAGGATACGATAAGAAGATTATTTCTGTAAATAAGGAGCGTGTACACCATAAACCTCGGAAGCGCCTTATTTCAGGACTACGTATTTACTTTGGTGATATTTTTGTACCTGCACGATGTTTTCAAACTGATCAACCTTATATATGTGTATATGCGCAACGGTCATATACTGCAACTAAACAGATTTACGGAAAGTGGGATAGGTGGAAATATGTCAAACCTGGTAAAAATCAGAATGAAGAGTCACCGATGTATTATAGAATGGAAGATATTTCCGAGAACAAGGTAGAGGAGATTCGAATTATCGACCCTGTGAACGGTGAGTATTATGTGATATTGAACGGGGTACCAATGCTAGAGGAATCTACTCCTTTGTGGTATGAGGTGTTGCCTGACAGGCGATATACTTTTGATATTAAGACTATTAAGGAAGTTGACTCGGAGTTCATTTACGGAAAACCACCAGTAGCATCAGCTAAGATGTTCCAAGCTTTAACTGAAGAGGGTATAAGGAATATGATAATTAAATGGAGGCAATCTTTTGCTCCGGCACTAGGTGTCTCATCTGACAATGCTCATTTAATCTCAAAGGATATATTTCAAGCAGGAGCAGTAACTCAGGGGCTCACACCTGATGATGTATTCCTAATAAACCCAGAAAATAAGGGTGTAACTCAAAGTGAGTTTAATATGTATGAATTGATCAATCAGGAGACTGAGAAGTTTTTGGGAGCTGGAGGTGATTTAGCTTCTGGCATTGCACCAACTGGTGAGCAGACGGCGGAGGAGATTCAGACGTTGCAAGCTAATGCAGTTAAAAATTTAGGACATATCATCGCAGCTTATATGAGAGTAAGGAGAGATGCTCCTTATTTACGTATTTATAATATACTCGAAAACTTTGTTAAACCGGTTAGAAAATATGTTAATCCAATATCAGATGTGATTAGTGATGTATACGAGAAGTTTACAGTCAACGATGCAACATTCTCTGACGGTAAAAGAGGTAAGAAAATTGTACAGTTTACTGATCGCAATATGACACCATTAGAGAAAGATGCGATATTCGGTTTTGAATTACAAGAAGAAAAAGCAGGAAGACCAGTAAGATTCCGGGCTATTAATATAAAAGCATTAGCTAAGATAAATGTATTCTGGCATGTAGTAGTGAATCAACAAAGGAGAGAAGGGTCAGCTTTGGATAGAATTATGTTCCAAGACCAATTAAATCAGGCTACAAAATTATCAGAAATTACAGGAAGACCAATAAGTGATGCGAAACCTATTGAGGAATTTGCTCAAAGATGGCAAGCTCCCGGGTGGTTCAAAGAAGCTACTGATCAACAACCAGGACAAGCTCCAGAAGGGGCCGAGGATTTAGCTAAGAAGATTGGTGAAACAGAGAAGCGTACATTAGCTGGATCACAACAAACGGAAGGATCAAGGGGTGCGGCACAAAGACCATCATTAACTCAGTTACAGAAGAATTAATATGAATTATTTTAAAACAAATAAGGCTCTTAGGCAGGAATTAAAAGAATTAAAGATAATGTTAACTGAAGAGCGCGCTATAGCGATTGATAATGCTAGCGAGTTAATTGATTTAGAAGAAAGTTCTACTCCTGAAGTTGTAATACAAAAGATATTAGGAGAAAAATTAAAATGGAATAATACTAAAAAACTAGGCAAAGAGGAGCAGAGAGAATATTATGCCGATGCTCACAACTTACTTAGATCAGAGGTATTTGAGAATGAGATAAATGGATATATAAAACAGTTAGTGGAAGGAATAGCTAAGGGTTCAAAGAATTTTGAAGAGGTGGTAGCACTTAGATATAGTATAAACGGGGTTCAAGCATTGAAAGAGAGGATTCAGATGATAGGTAATCCAGATGCGATTAAAGGGCCAACAACAGATAACATCAACGATGCGTTGTAATATTTAACAAACTAATACACTTTCAGCTGGCTAGGGGCTTGCAAGACCTAGAGAGATATAAGTGTACACAATTATGCCAAAAACTGTAACTTTGGATGACGGAACAGAAGAAGAAGTCTATACCAAAGAAGAAGTAGAGGGTTATCAGAAAGGTTCTGATAAAAACAAGGAGAGAAAAGAAGAACTTTCACAATTAAGAGAAAAACTTGAAGTAGGAGAAGATGGTAAAATCATTGATTCTATTTCTGAGTTAAAAGAAAATGCAAATCCTAATTTTGCGAAGTTTCGAAAGAAGCATACTGCAATGGAAAAGGAGCTAAAAGAAAAAGGAGTTACGCTTGATGATGATGGAAACATTATTGACGGTGAAGCTAGAATGACTAGCGAAGAAGTTCAAGCTATGGTTGACAAAGGTGTTGATCTTAAATTGAGTGGAAATGCTGAGGAAAATGCTCTAAATCAATTTGAAGGAGAAGAACACAAATTAGTTAAGCATTATTTCGATAAATTAAAAACTACAGGTGGAACACTTGAGGAGAATCTTGAGTTAGCTATTTCAAAAGCCTTTCCTGATAGAGATGTAAATGATATTAAATTATCAATCTCTAGCAATGGTGGTGGTCGGCCACCAATGCAAAAATCTGGTAAACCAAAAGCTTTTACTGAAACACCAGAGGGAATGGCTATGCTACAAAAAGATTGTCCAGCCGGGTACGAGGTAAAACTCGTAGATGGTAAACACAAGATGGTTAAGAAAGTTGTTTAATAAATTAATTTATCGAAATATATGTCATTAATGGATAAAATAAATGATAATAGCTCCGATGCTTCTAAAGATGTAAATACAGAAGCTGACGATGGTACTATCAAAGTTCCGACAGGAATGTTGGAGCAATTACAAAAACAAATAGAAGAGCAAGA